AACGACATCGCCCGGATGGTCAAGGCAGACAAAGGGATCATCGGCGGGGCGGTGCCCATGAAAGGCATCAACTGGGAAAAGGTGCGGCAGGGGGCGGTGCTGAATCATCCAAACCTGTCCAACCTGACCGGCGTGTTCAATGTAAACAAGTTGCCCGGTCACGAGATGATCGACCCCAACCTGCCTTTCCAGGTTAAACACGTTGGCACCGGGTTCATGTTGATCCGCCGCGATGTGTTTGAGAAACTTCAGCCCCATGTGGGTTGGTACACCAATGGTGGGGTGACGATCAATCCCGAGGACAAGGTCTACGACTACTTCAAGGTGCAGAACGTAGACAACCAATTGCTCTCGGAGGACTACAACTTCTGCCATATGTACCGTGAGCATGGCGGACAGGTTTGGGTTGCCCCGTGGTGCGTCCTGGGGCACTTTGGCGCATATCTTTTCAGCGGGCAGTACGCCCAACAAGGAGCACTCGATGGCACACCATTGCATTAAGTACCGTCTCAACGCTGACGGCACCGTACCTTCTTTCCTCTGCCTGCACCCCGAAGGTGTTGGTGGGATGTTTGTTGTGGCTGATCCCGCTACGTCTAGCCCCCGCGACATGGTGATGGTGGGCCTGACGGAAAACGACGACACGGGCGATGCTGAAGTCATCCCGACCAAGAATGACCTCCAGGCTTATCTGGCTTCCGTGGGCGCGGGATGGACGGAACAAGACCCGGCAGACCCCAACAATCCCGAGGCTCGGGTGCCGTTTGATTCAGCCAAGTGGGCTAATTGGGTGTGGGACCGTAAGGTTGCCCTCGACGCCGCAGGTTGATCATGGAAGAAATCAAACCCGCCGAGACAGCCAAGGAAGTTGCCGGTAAGTCCATCGGCAGGTTTGGCCTCTTCTACATCACCCTGATCGTGCTGATCGGGGTGGGCTCATCCTACTTCCTGTCCGACTCAGCCATCACGGCTGTGATGACGATGATTGGCGGTGCCTTGGTTGCGCTCATCAACATGATGAACGGCATTGCCGGTACTGCTGAGAAGCAGGAGAAGCCCGAGTTCAAGGTCATCCAGACCCTGATCGACAAGTTGGATCGCCTGGACAAGCCTGAGCAGCCCATGCGCGTGACAGTGCAAGGGGACCGTGTCACGGTCAGCAAAGGTGACGATGTGGTCACGGCCACGAGGGAGTAAATGGAACCCATCACCGGCATTCTTGCGGCAGTCTCAGCAGCGAATGCCGCGTTTGGGGCTGTTAAGAAACTCGTTGCCACGGGCCGCGAGATTCAGGACGTTGCCGGACAAATCGGCAAGTGGTACGGCGCCTTCGGGGACTTCAACCGCCTAGCCAACGACAAGGCCAACAAGAAGCCCTCGGTCTTCAAGCGGCTGTTGCACGACGACAGCGTTGAGCAAGAGGCCTTGCAGATCACGATGCACAAGCAGGCGCTGATCAAGCAGGAGTACGAACTCAAGATTCTGATCGTCGCTCACTACGGTGAGAGCGTTTACAACGAGATGATCATGGAGCGCATCCGGCTGAAGAAGGAGCGCGAGAAGAAGGAGCGTGAGCACCGCCTACGGCAGCAGGAGTTCATGCTTAATATGAAGTACGGGGCAGGGATTGCCTTCGTGGCAACCGCCCTGATTGGGGTGGGTTACTACTTACTCGACAAGGTACAGCAATGAGTTTCAGGAAGCCGCCGGAAGGCGCAAGCCGTTCAGAGAGGGAGGCCCATGTCAAGGCTCTTGCTGCGGTTTCTATTAGCCTGCTTGCTCTACTCCTTGCTGTTACAAATTACTTTGCCGGAAGGAACTCCTCTGCGGTTCTCAATGGAACCATAGAGTCGAACAACCTGTGGGCGTGGTATCAGGCCAAGAACGTCCGGGCGACCATCTACGAGGTCACCAACAACGAGCAGAAGGCCACCAAGCAACGCGCCGACATGGACGAGATCATGGAGAAGGCCCGTGCTGCCGAAGCCAAGCGCGATGCTGCCAAGGCCAAGTCTTCCTATTACTCCTACTCCGGCATGGCGCTGCAACTGGCCATCGTCCTGTCCTCTGCGGCCATCCTGGCCGTCACCCTGAGCCTGTTTTACGCCTCCATCGGCGTGGGGGCAGTCGGGGTGCTTCTGTTCTTCTTTGCTCTAGGAGCCTGAGATGCTGTCGCTTCTTTCCACCCTCGGGGGCTTGCTGCTCTCGGGCCTGCCCAAATTGCTTGAATACTTCCAGAACAAGGCAGACCAAGCCCATGAACTGAAGTTGGCTCAGGTGCAGACCGAGCGGGAACTCCAACTGGCAGCGGCAGGCTTTGCCGCCCAGGCCCGGATGGAGGAGATTCGCACCGAGCAGGTTGCGATGGAGACCGACGCCCGGATGACCGAGGCGGCTCTGGCGCACGATCAGAAGATCATGGACAAGGCTTCCCGGTGGGTGGTGAACTACACCGGCACCGTCCGTCCTACGGTCACCTACATCTTCGTCTTTGAGTTGGTGGCCATCAACGCCTTCATGGCGTGGTATCTGTGGAACCACCCAAATCTGATTCAGGGCATGGACGACATCATCCTGTACTCTGACCTGATCTTCTCCGCCGACGAGATGGCGATTCTCGGGGGCATCATCGGCTACTGGTTCGGTTCTCGCCAGTGGAGTAAGAAGTGAAACTGAGCAAGGCGGGCGAAGACCTCATGCACAAGTATGAGGGGTTTAGGAGTAAACCCTACCTTTGCCCTGCTCACATCTGGACGATTGGCTACGGCCATGTTCTGTACCAAGAGCAGATCAGGCTCCCGGTCATCCGCAAGGAAGGCTACACCGGGATGCTTCGCAACGAGTTTCCCCTGAAGCCGGAGGACAGCCGTGTCTGGACTAAGACGGAGATCGACGAACTATTCCGTGATGATGTCGGGACTTTTGAACGTGGTGTTTTTCGACTTGTTCCCGGCGTATCTGGCCGTCAAGGCTCTTTTGACGCTCTGGTCAGTTTTGCCTTCAATGCAGGGCTAGGCAACCTTCAGCGCAGCCAGATCAGGATGCGGGCCAACCGGGATGACTGGAACGGAGCGGCAGATGCCTTCCGTCAGTGGACGATGGGCGGGGGCAAAGTGCTGCCGGGTCTGGTCAAACGCCGCGAAGCCGAGATTGCCCTTTTCTTGTCTTGACACGAGAATACGGTTATGCCACTCCAGAAAATCCTGTTCAAGCCCGGAGTCAACCGCGAGAACACGCGGTACACCACCGAAGGTGGATGGTACGAGTGCGACAAAATTCGTTTCCGTCAGGGCAACCCCGAAGTTATCGGCGGTTGGCAGCGCATTTCTTCCAGCACTTTTCTTGGTGTGTGCCGCTCGCTGTGGAACTGGGTGACGCTAACCAGCCAAAACCTGATTGGTGTTGGCACCAGCCTGAAGTTCTATATTGAAAACGGCGGCGTGTATAACGACATCACGCCAATCCGCGTAACCACCACGCTGGGCACCGACCCTTTTACGGGCAACGGCACAACCACTGTAACGGTAACCGCTAACTCGCATGGCGGCATCACGGGTGACTTTGTGACCTTCAGCGGTGTCACCGGAACCTACGCGGCGCTTCTTAATGGCGAGTTTCAGCTTACTGTCCTGACGGTCAACACGTACACCATTACGGTGGCGTCGGCCATTCCTGCGGTGTCCACGGGCGGCTCTGCGGTGTCTGCGGCGTATCAGATCAATACTGGCCCAGCTACAGTGGTGCCGCTTACTGGTTGGGGTGCGGGTACTTGGGGTACTGGCCCTTGGAGCATTGGAACACCCAGCACAACGCAGAGTGATCTGCGGTTGTGGAGCCAAGCCAACTTTGGTGAAGACTTGATCTTTGGTCCGCGCAAGGGCGGCATCTATTACTGGGATGCGACGACTGGGGTGAGCGTTCGTGGCGTTCTGCTGTCATCTCTGTCCGGCGCGTCTGACGTGCCGACAATCCAGAACGGCATTTTCATCTCAGACATTAGCCGCTTTGTGTTTGCGATGGGTTGCAATGACTACGGCTCCTCAGTTATCGACCCGATGCTGATCCGGTGGTCTGACCAGGAAGACGCCGTCAACTGGACGCCTTCGGCCACCAATCAGGCAGGCAGTCTGCGCTTGTCTCACGGCTCAGAAATTGTTGCGGCAGTGCAGGCGCGTCAGGAAATCGTGGTCTTCACCGACTCGTCCATCTACTCGCTCCAGTATCTGGATGCGCCGATCTTCTGGGGCGCTCAGCTTCTTGGCGACAACATCTCCATCGTCGGCCCCAAGGCCGCTGTGATTGCTTCGGGCGTGGTGTACTGGATGGGCGTGGACAAGTTTTACGCCTACGACGGTCGCGTGCAGACGCTCAACTGCGATGTGCGCCGGTATGTGTTTAGTGACTTTAATCAAGCCCAAGCGCAGCAGGTCTTTGCCGGTACCAACGAGGGCTTTAACGAAGTCTGGTGGTTCTACCCGTCCGCCAATTCCCTTACCATCGGCAAGTACGTCGTCTACAACTACGTCGAGAAAATCTGGTACTACGGCACGTTGGCTCGCACGGCATGGCTTGACTCCGGTCTGCGAGATTACCCGATGGCTGCTACCTACAGCCAGAACCTCGTCAACCACGAGCAGGGTTTGGACGACAATGCTACCGGAACGCCCACCGCCATCAACGCGTACATCTCGTCGTCTGAGTTCGACATCGGCGATGGCCACAACTTCGGGTTTGTCTGGCGCATACTGCCTGACCTGACGTTTGAGAACTCAACGGCCAACACGCCGACCGTTAACATGACGCTCTATGGGTTGTACAACTCAGGCTCAGGCAGCATCGACAGCGCGGGCCAGCCGGTGGTTAGGGGCTCGACGTACGTGATTACCGAGGAGTTCACCGGGCAGATTTACACCCGCGTGCGTGGGCGCCAGATGATCTTCAAGATCGACTCTAACCAATTGGGTACGACGTGGCAGTTGGGCGCTCCGCGTATTGACATCAGACCGGATGGGCGGCGTTGACCATGAGTTTGCTGATCGAAGATGCAACCGTCCCTGCACCCCCAAACCTGCCGTTGGCGCCAACTGCGTACGAGTCGCGTTATCACGAGCAGTTCAACAACGTCCTGCGTCTGTACTTCAACCGGCTTGACGCAATACTGAGGCGGATTGTGGCTACAACTTCTCCCATACCAATCTCCATCGGTGGCACCAACACGGACGCCTTTGGACGACTGCGGGTCAGCCAACCCTACACGCTTTTCGACAGCCAGAACCGCTACGCCGCAGACAATCAGTTTGACGTTTCCACGACCGGGACGGGCACGACGACATTCCTGTCCAACGAAGCGGCGATCAAGATGGAAGTCACTGGGGCCGGTGTCGGCTCTGTGCTGCGGCAGTCCTATCGCTCATTCCCGTATCAGCCCGGTAAAGGGCTGTTGGTGCTTGCCACCTTCGTGATGGACAGCAGCATGAGCCTGAACCTCACGCAGCGTGTGGGGTACTACAACGACAGCAATGGCGTGTTCTTCCAACGCATCGACGGGGTTTACTCTTTTGTCCTGCGTTCTTCGGTTACAGGCACGCCGTCTGATACCCGCACGGTCAATCAGTCGGATTGGAACGGCGACAAGTTGGATGGCACAGGAGCCTCCGGCTATACGCTCGACCCGTCCAAGGCGCAGATTCTGTGGATGGACTTTGAATGGCTTGGCGTTGGCTCAGTCCGGTGCGGCTTCATCATCGACGGTCAGTACATCGTCTGCCACACGTTTAACAACGCCAATGAGATTACCAACGTCTACATGACCACGGCCATCCTGCCGGTGCGGTACGAGATCAAAACGGTGTCCTCTGCGGTGGCGGCTTCGATGAAGGCCATCTGCTGCTCGGTGATTTCCGAAGGTGGGTTTGAGCAGACCTCTATTGACCATGTGGCGCGACGCACCACAGTTTTGGGAACCATCGGCTCTACTTTCTTGCCGGTGGTATCCATCCGGCTTGCTTCTGGCCGCACAGGTGCGGTTGTGCTGCCCAATCGGGTGCAGGTTCTGCCCACGACCAATCAGAACTACGAAGTGGCGCTGATCAAGAATCCCACCCTGACCGCCGCATCGTGGACGGCAGTGCCGACTGATTCCAATGTGGAGTTTGATGTAGCAGCCACGGCCACCACGGGTGGCTCTATCGTGCAGACGGACTACGTGACTTCGACCGGTTCAGGTGGTGTTGGGAACACAAGCGCCGCTACCGGCTACAACTTTGACCTGCAACTGGGCGCAACGATTGCCGGGGTCAGTGACATCTACACCGTTGCCGTAAGAACCGTATCTGGCGCCACCACGGGCGACGTGGTCGGGTCGCTTTCCTTCTACGACTTGACCCAATAAAATGAACCCAATCAATTCCAAGGGGCGCATATGAGCCTTGTTGCACTAGCCAACCACCTCGCTGAAAAAGGCCGGGGCGACGACAAGATGCTCGTCCACATGACCCCGGGAGAAGTCCAGGGTCTGCAAGCCCTTGCCTTGGCACACGGTGGATCGCTTACCGTAAACCCTGAGACGGGTCTGGTAGAAGCCGGTTTTCTGAAGAAACTGCTGCCTGCGATTGCAGGGTTTGCCCTTAACTTTATCGCCCCCGGTGTCGGTACTGCTATTGGCGGGATGCTCGGTTTGGGTGGTGCCGCAGGTACGGCTATCGCGGTTGGCGGTCTTACAGGTTTGGCCACCGGCAGTCTTAGGCAGGGCATCATGGCCGGTCTGGGCGCCTACGGCGGCGCCTCGTTGGCTGGTGGGCTGATGAGTGCTTCTGGGGCCGAAGGTGTTGCAGGCGCAATGGGGGTTCCCGGTGCTGCTACAGGAACCGGCTCTCAAGCAGCTATGTTGGCCGAGCAAACCGCAGGTTTTGGCTCTGAGGGTCTTCAGCGGTTGGCTGAAAGTGCAGCGAAGGCCAAAGGGGCAACACCTAGTCTAGTGCCGTCATTTATGGCGGGGGTTAAGGGGCTCGGCACGGAGGCAGGGCGCTCTGCATTTATGCAGGGTGTTGGCGGCACGTCTGGTCTTATGCGGGCCGGTACAGCCGCCATGCTTGGTGCAGACGCGTTTGTGCCCACGGCTACGCCGATGCCATCTGGTGGCGGGTTCCAATATCCGCCGCGCATCCGCCCGATGTCATGGAATCAGTACACGGGTGGGCTAGAGCAGTTGCCGATGTTCTCGGCAATCAACCGTGCAGGAACTACCGCACCTGCTCCGGCTCCTGCTCCGGCACAACAAGAACCCGGTGGTATGGCTTCCGGCGGCATTGTGGCGTTGGCCAATGGTGGGAACACCGACCCCACCCAACAAGTAACCCCGAGCGCAGCACAACTGGCTCAACAGCAAAGGATTGTCAACGACCCGCAAACAGCAGCAATTAACGCTGTGCGTAGCGGTATTGCAAACAACCTGAGCAATCAGCAGATTGCCGACTTGGTCAACATGCAATACGGCAAGTCGTTTGACGCGCAGAACGTAGCCGACTTCATGGCTACAAACAACATCACGCGCCCTGCACCCGCCACTCCTATTGCTCCTGCCACTGCTTCTACTACTGCCACTAACCCATTTGCGTCTCATATTGCGGCGGGTTCGCAAGCCATCCCCTACGCCACTGGCGTGCGGGCAACAGATGACGAGCTTCGTGGTATTTACCGCGACCTGTTGGGACGCGAGGCGGATCAGGGCGGGTTTGAGTTCTACAAGGCATCGCAGTTCTCACCTGAGCAGATTCGCCGGGAGATTATGAACTCGATTGAGTACAAGACTCGACCGGTAAAGCCTGTTGAAGTTGTGTCTGGCCCCACGGTTCCTGGCTATACCGGCTCAGACCAGCCGTACGGCGGCGACACCACGACGCCCACCTACACCGCCCCAGAACCGCAAGTCACGCTAGGCCCCGCCTTCCAACCCACGGCGCAGACTATGGACCAAGTTCGGTCTGCCTATGAGCAGGGTGGTGGCGCAACGCGCATGCCGACCGTTACGGACATCACTCCTGGGCAGCGAACCTACACACAGAACGCTGTTGTGGACATGCTCACGCGGTATCTGCAAGGCAACCCCAACGCCACCTTTAACGAGGTGTTGGACTTCGCCAAGGCCCGGGGTATCCCCGAAATGCAAGCGCGTGCGGCTTACAACGAGTTCCGCTTTGCCGGCATGACCGGCGGCACCAAGTCGGCTTACGACTACCTGATGGGTCGTGGCGCGTATCCTGTCAATCAAGTACTCCCCGGCAATGCACCATTGATGCGGCCTTACCTTGAGGCTTCAGGTATTGCTTCTGCACCTGGGTTCTTCGGGCGCAAAACGATTCCAACCGATCCCACACGCCAAACCGCGCAGAGCGCCGGTACTGGAACGACGGGCACAACCGGGACAACGACCGGAACGACGACCGGAACAACCGGTACTACAAACCAAACCGCAGTCGAGCGCTTGCGCAGCACGTTTAATCGGGCTATTTTTGACAAGACGCCCGAAGAGAAGGCTGCGTATTACAACTCGCTGTTGGCCGCAGGTTATACCGACGCTGAAATGCGTGAGGCAATCAATGCGCCGTTGGATGAGAACTGGTTGGCACTGCAGTCCATCGCCGCTCGCCTGCGTGCAGGTACTACGGGTGGTGGCTCGGTAACTAGCAGCGGTGTTACCGGCGGCGGAACGTCTACCTCTGGCAGCGGCTCAACGGCGGTTGGGGGTTTAAGAACGACCGGAACGACAAGCACGACCGGCACGACAGGCTCTAGTACCACGAGCACCACGGATTCCGGCACTCCTATCACCGACTTCCTGTTTGGTACGCAAGACGCAAGCAAAGTGCCCGTTGAGGACCGCACAATAAACCTCCTTCCTGAGCGTCAGCCTGAGAGAAGCGAGGGTGATGATGATGTGTACAGCATCTTCCGTCAGCCCAACTCCAGTTTCTGGTTTGATGATTACGGCGCGTACAGCAGGGGCATGGACAACGCCGACATCACGCCGTTCAACAGCGGCGGCATCACCACGTTAGCCGGCGCAGCCAAAGGCGGGCAATTCAACCTCGGTGGTTACTCTGACGGTGGCCGTTTGTTGCGCGGTCCCGGTGATGGCGTGAGCGACAGCATCCCGGCTGTTATCGGCAATCGTCAACCCGCCCGCCTTGCCGATGGTGAGTTTGTGATCCCTGCTCGGATCGTCTCTGAACTGGGCAACGGCTCAACAGAGGCAGGCGCTCGCAAACTCTACGCAATGATGGATCGTGTGCAGCGTGCACGCGCTAAGACAACCGGCAAAGGCAGGGTGGCTAAGAACACCCGCGCCGACAAACACCTGCCCGCATAAGGAAGCATCATGCCTGATCCAGTCGTTCAACAACAGCAGATTGAATACCTAACCGGCTTTGCGCCGCAGATTGCTCCGTATGCAGAGCGTCTGCTGGGCGGGGCCGAGAGCACGCTGTTTGACTATGCGCGTGACGCTAGCGGTAGGGTAATCACAGATGAGTCGGGCATGCCGCAAATCAGCGGTTTCAAGCCCTACATGCAGTATCAGGGTGATCGGTTTGCGCAGTTCACCCCATTGCAGCAGCAGGCGTTTGCCGGTGCTCAAGCGATGCAGGCAGCGCCTCAGTTGGCCGACGCTTCGGCTATGGCGGGTACAGCAGGCTTGCGTGCGTTGGCGTACGACCAGTACAAACCTTCGCAGTTTGCCAACTTTTACAAGCCTGTTTCTTCCTATCAGCCCACAAGGTTCACGGCTCCGGGGGTATCGACGCGTGACCTGACGACCTACCAGATGGGGCCTGCGGAGCGTGTGTACACGGACTCTCTTACTGGCCAAGGCACTGCGGCTCAGTACATGTCCCCCTACATGCAGAATGTGGTGGACATCCAGCAGCGCGAGGCTCAGCGCCAAGCGGACATCGCCGGTACTGCTCGGGGTCAAAAGTACGCCCGTGCCGGTGCCTTTGGTGGTGCACGTCAGGCCATCGAGAACGCCGAAGCTGCACGCAATCTTGCCATGCAGAAGGGCGACATCCAAGCCACTGGGTTGCAGGCGGCTTACCAGCAGGCTCAACAGCAGTTCAACGCCGAGCAAGCGGCTCGTCTGCAAGCTCAACTGGCCAATCAGCAGGCAGGCATCACGATGGGTGGCCAGAACTTGCAGGCCGCTCTTGGCACTCAGCAGTTCGGTGCACAGCAAGACCTTCAGGCGCGGTTGGCCGAGCAGCAAGCCCGGATGCAGGCGCAGCAGATGGCTGAGCAGTCGCGTCAGTTTGGCTACGGCAACCTGATGCAGCAGGCCGGTCTGGGCGCTCAGTACAACCAAGCCGCCGCGCAGTTGGGAGAGCAGTCTCGTCAGTACGGTGCAGGTCTTGGGTTGCAGGGGTTGCAGGCGGCGCTTCAGTCATCGCAACAACTTGGCAATCTGGGCCAGACGCAGTTTGGTCAGAACTTGGCAATCAACCAACTGCAAAACCAGTACGGCGGTCAGCAACAGCAGCAGATGCAGAACATCTTGGGCGCTCAGTACCAAGACTTCCTTAATGCTCAGAACTATCCGTTCCGGCAGATGGGCTTCATGTCGGACATCATCCGTGGGGTGCCGCTTACGCAGACCGGCACGTCGGTGTACGGACAGCCCCCTTCAACGCTTTCGACTGTGGCCGGTCTTGGATCTGTCGGCAAGGGTCTTGGCTTGTTTGCCAAGGGCGGTGCTGTGGAAGATGCCGAGTACAGGGAAAAGCCCGCAGGTTTGGCTGATCTGGCAATCTACAACATGGGTACTTGAACATGATCAACGTCAATCAGTTCACTGAGCAACTGCGCATGATGCCGGATCAGGCATTGCAGCGCGTGGCCATGATGTACAAGAACGATCCGTACATCCTGCCGTTGGTAGTTTCTGAGGACATGACCCGCAAGAAGATGCGCATGGCCGCTCAGGGGCAGATGGCTCAGCCTCAGATGAAGGTTGCTGATCAGGCTGTCATGTCTATGGGGGAGCAACCCCAACCTGCGCCTGGTATCGCCGCATTGCAAGCGCCCAACATGGAGAACATGGCTGACGGCGGGATCGTTGGTTACGCAGAAGGCGGCGTCTCAGACACTGCTGAAGACGCGTTCTCTAGCGGCGGCATGTTTGACTTCACTCAGCGTAGCGAACCTGTCGTGCGCATGGCCGATGGCGGGGTAGCTCGATATCAGGCAGGCGGTAAGCCTCGCAGTTCGTTTGACGAATCGGTTGATTTTGTCCTTGGCGTCGAGGGTGGTGACTACGTGGCCAATGACGCCGGTCGTGGTCCGTCCCGTTGGGGCATCCTGCAAAGCGCCAACCCCGGCGTTGATGTGAAAAAGTTGACCCGGGAGCAGGCCAAGGAAATCTACAGGGACCGCTACTGGACGACCATCAACGGCGACGAGTTGGCCAAGACCGATCCCAAGTTGGCAAAGATTGCGTTTGATACCGCTGTCAACATGGGTCCGGGGACGGCTCAGAAGATGTTGACCGAATCTGGCGGCGACCCCAGCAAACTCCTGCAACTGCGCAGTAACCGCTATCAGGAGATCATCAAGAGCAACCCGAAGCAGTACGAACAGTACGCTAAGGGATGGGAAAACCGCCTCAACAAACTGGCCTCTGAAACGGTTGCGGCTGAGCCTTCAATCCAATCCGAAGAGTTGGCAAAGGCTAGGGTAGGAGCCATCCCGGGCAGTGAACTCCGTATTGGTGGGAAGCGGTACACCTACGAAGGGCAACCAATCCCTGAAGCCGCACCCCGCACGATGGGCCAGAGGGCTGCGGGCGCAGGCGAGACAGCGTTGAGTTTCCTGTCTGCGATCCCGGCTACGGCGCTAGGTACTGCTACGTCTCTGGGGCGTGCGGCCATCCGTGGAGAGGCCCCAACTGAGAAGCAGTTTGCTGAGGACGTTGGGCGCTTCATGTACTCGCCTCGTACCGAAGCAGGTCAGGAGATGACGCAGGCTGCTGCTGAGGGTATTGCCTCTGTTCTGCCCGCATACATCCCTGCGGCAACCGTGCCTAGCCGTGCGGCGGCAGCATCGCGTTCTTCTCGACAGGCTGAGCAAGCAGCGATTGAGGCCGCTACTGCACGTGAGGGTGTGTCTCGTGCCCGTTTGGCGCCTCCCGGCACGGCGGCAATGACGCCTGAACAGATCGCGGCGGCTAAGGCAAAGATTGAGACGCCTCGTCTGCCTGCGCCTGGTGCTA